TGGTAGACCCACCTACCTGATAAACGCGGCGTCTCAGTCTGAGGCTGCAGACAATCGGTACAATCAAATCTTCAACGAGATTGTGGAGTCGGGTGCTAGTAGGCTGTACGACACAAAGAAGTTTAAGGAAGGCACCCTTGAGATGCGTCAGGGTCTTGTAAGTACCCTGATGGAAGCCTCACGTAAAAGCACTGTCGCATACATGGGGAGACTTGCAGTAAACTCCAGTGACCCAACCCTTGTAGCGATGATTGAAATCTCCCGCAGTCCAAAGCTTAAGGTGCAGCGTGTGATGAAAGACCTTGGATTTGATAAGCCCCTAGACCAGCTATCTGGGGAGGAACTGGACCAGCTTCAAATAGGTCTTAAGTTCAGGGAAGACTTCCTCGAAGCTCAACAATAAAAGAGGCCCCCGAAAGGGGGCCTTTAAGTTTTCTAACAGCTTTTATTTTTATTGGTCTTCGAGCATGAAGTCAGCCCAGTCCTCTGCCTCACGCTTAATCTCATCCCTTCGGACAGGACCCTGTGATCTACTCAACAGTGCATTCATTGCCATGCCGATTAGGTAGATACGAGAAGTCATTGGTTTAGGTGGACCGCTATACCGCTTCTTTGCTTTGAACTGCTTGGCTTCCTCTTCGAGCTTCACTGTCTCGGACTCGTTCCAAGTTGGTGAAGTAGGCTCGGTTGAAACCAAACTCCCAATCTTTGTATCGGGGAGATGTTCGGTTGTAGGGGTTGACGACTTGACCTTTGACAAAATCCTTGTATCCTTGTTCAAACACACTCATGCTCATGCTCTCCATCATCATGCATCAGTTCAATAAGTTTACTCTGATACCACCGGGCTTTCTTCAGGTCTTCAATACCATTCTTGAAACGCCATCGATGGTTATACTTAGTGATATTCCCACGAAGGTATCCGATATACTCCTCTCGTGAGAGGTGGTCTTTGATGTAGTCGATACACTCAATGAAACCCTGACCGTAGTGGGGTGGGTGCTCAACCATGTCTGTCATAGGTTCTCTCCTTCGAACGCAATGATCCAAGCCTTACAGATGTCACTGCGAACAATGTCATCTACACCAAACTCAATGATAGGTACAGGCAGATTATGTTTCTTAGCCAAGTGAAGAATCTTAGAGAGACCTGACTGGGCTTGGATGTCTGACTGCTTGATATCACCGTTGATTACAACCTTACAGCCTTTACCAATACGAGTCAAGAACATTTTCATCTCAGGTACTGTCGTATTCTGTGCCTCGTCTAGGATGATGAAGGCATCATGGAATGAACGACCACGCATAGTAGACAGTGGTGCCATCTCAATATTACCGTTCTTAATCCCCGTCTCTACCACACCCTTGCCTAACTGCTCATTGAGCACATCAAGAACTGGGGCTGCCCACGGGGCAAACTTCTCTTCAAGTGTTCCGGGGAAGTAGCCAAGGTCTTTACCGACAGAGACATTGGGTCGGGTTAGAATGATCTTATCTACTTCTTTGTTGGCATACATATTTGCTGCATAAGTAGATGCGATGTATGTCTTACCTGTACCAGAGAAACCGCAGACGATCACTTGGTCAGAAGCTGCAAGAGCTTTTAGATAGAGTGCTTGATTGTCGTTGAGGGGCTTCAAGTCTACGGTACGGTATGCGCCCTCTTGTTCTGCACCCTTGAACTTCGTCACTCGTTTACCCTTGGGCTTCTCAATCATCTTTAGTAAGCTCCACTACAAGAATGCCTTTCTTCCCCAAGTCGAGAAGCATCTGTGCTACCACATCTTCAAGCTCTTCTACTCTTTGCCACGTCACCCAATTAAGCCAGAGGATAACTGCCAGCCCAACTAAGGTCACTACATCTATTGCCATGTTTACTCTTTCAGGTTGTGGAGAGCAGTTTATCACCATGCTCAGGGTGCAGCAATAGTTAAGTCAAGTCTACCATTTCGCAGCTACCACCAGCACAGGCAAATGTGCTAGTTCCCTTAGATGTATCCTCAGTCTCATACTCACTGAGCTTAGACCAGTCAATACGAGAGGGCATCAGGGAAAGTGCCTCATTGTATTCCCGTTCACTACACTCTTGATATGGTGCCTGCTGGTAGGTGTGGTCACTGTGTGGCAAGAAGGATACACCAGAGACCTCATCGAAATGTGCGAAGACCCAAGCTCCCACATCCATCCACTCATGGTCCCGTACAGTCACAGTAACAGATGGTTTATGCTCACACCAAGCACGCTGGTAGGTAAGCCACATGTCAAGTTGTGCAAGGGCAGTCATGTCATTACGGGTGATAGCACCTACAGGGGACTTCTGTGGGAAGCTGAAGACAGTTGTGGCATCAGGTTTCATTACGTCAGGTTCACTGGGGATACCCTGATCCTTCATAAACTGGGTCAGTGGGTCTTTGTTATCTCCGCGTACAGTGCGAATGTAATACTCAGAGTGACGAGCGTGGATACCAGATGCGGAATCCACCAGTTGCGAGACGGTACCGGAAGGTTTAACGCAAGTGATAGCACTAGAAGCAGGGATGCCAAGCCGTTCAGCCCATTCAGCATTAGTAGTAACAGCCACATTCTTCAAGTGCTCCAGAATAGCCTCAAGTTCATAGACAGCCCTCTGAGTAGAGAGCATGGCATTGTCCATGATGCCCGTCAGAGATACGCCAAGCAACCGCTCTTCTTCAGTGTTGTCTTTCCACACCTTACGGAGATATGGGAAGTGTGTCAGGGTAGACTGGATAGTCCCAAGGATGGCAGCGATACGAACCTTGCGCTCAAGGTCTTCTAGTGTGTCTGTGGCACGTACAACTACCTCTGACAGGTTACAGAATTGATATGGACGAAGGATAATTTCTGAGCAAGGGTTGGTTCCAAACTCGTAGTTAGGATCACGACGACCATTCTTAGCTGCCTGCTTCTTAGCAGCCTGTCGTGAGAAGATACCACGCTCACCTGACTTGCTCTCTACAAGAGACAGCCACTCACGCATGAAGGTCTCCATGTCAGGCTTCTCTGTGTAAGCTACAGAGTTATTAGCCAGAGCACGTTGACCGTTCTTCTCCCACCATTGACCACTCTTGGCATGACGCATACGGTCATCAGAGAGGTTAGACAGACTGATCATTGCTGATCGGCGTACACCACCAACAACTACAACCTCACCGATCTTACACATCAGGTCGTGGCATTCGATAGAAGAAAGCTTACGACCCTTGGCTGCAACAAAGGTGCTGATAGTAAAGTTGAACAGTTCTACCAGAGGGGCAGGACCGGATGCACGACCACCAAAGGTCTTAAGCTTAGCACCGGCAGGACGAACCTTGTCAGTGTTCCAGCTAGGGATTTCACCAGCATAGAGCAGGCTGATAAGCTGACGCAGTGCCTTGGCCCACCCCTCTTTGCTATCCTTGACACCAATGACAGTATCACTCTTGAACATCTGCTCAGGTACTTCAGGAAGCTTGCTGATGTACTGACGTTCGACAGAGAAGCCTACACCAGTGCCACAGAGCAGGATAAACATAGCCTCGTCGAAGGACTTCGGGTCGTCCACTGGCAGATAGGAACAGTTGTAGCCCGCTGTGTTGTCACGCTCAAGGGCTGGGCCTGCTGTCATCATGGTACGCATAGAGGGCATGACTTCAAGGTTCAGGATAGCTTGCTCAATCTCGTGAGCAACCCCTTGAAGATCGCCATTAGGTCCACCATTAACAGCAATAAGTTTAGGCTTCACTACATTTTGGATATAGCGACCAACAGTCTCACCCCAAGTCTCTCGGCGGTTCTCTGTGTCGAGCCAACGGGCATAGCGTGATGTTGCGATAAAGGATTGATAGTCAGTAGGAAGGTAGTTGCTCATTTATTCTTTCTCTTATTCAACAATGATTGCTAGACGGTGTGCTTGTACCACAAGACGGTTAGGTGTCAAGTCACACTTACAGGTTAGCGGGGTCTGCTTAGACCACTCTACAAGAACTACAGGAACACTCTTATCCCTGATACTCTCTAGCTTGGTAATCAGTTCTTCAACGGTCATGGACTTGCCTGTACAGCTTGTTCAAAATCCTCACAGCCTCTTGAGCATCTTCCACAGTGAGTACCCAAAAGCAAGCTGTGTCATAGTATTGCCCATGCTCACAGCCCCCACTGTCTTCAAGGATTGCATATTGTTCATCATCAAGTTCATAGTAGTACCTATCTGTCACTTAAGCATCCTATCCAGTGCTGCCAGAACCCCAAGAGCTAGTAGAAGTACTACTAGTGGCAGCCACAGTGGGCTTAGCACCCACCACCATGACCAAGTAATCGAACCGAGTAGTTTTAGTCCGATGAAGAGAGTTGTCAAGAGTGGAACTAACATACCCATCATTACTTATCCCCCTCTGGGAGTTGCTCGGTGCACCACTCAGGTAGCAAATCCGTAAGAGATACCTTTGGGTGGTCCAAGTTCTTCAGAATCTTCCCATCATCTCGTCGCTTGACAGTGCCATCAGGCTGGATACACCGGCCCATATTGTTCTTGTGTACTCGTCGAACAGCCTCATCAAGGTCATACCCACAAGCAATAGCGTACCCGTAGATAACATACACAAGGTCTGCCAACTCCTTGAGTTCCTCTTCAGAGAAGGGGAGTGCCTCTACCCACTCACCAAACTCCTCTGAGATGAGCGTGCTGTAGAGGCTTGGTGTGGGGTCCTGCTCCGTAAGATCAAGGAACTCTTCAACCATCTCAGAGACGTTAGGCTCAATCTCAATTACCCACTTGGTCATTCTTCTTGCTCCATCACTTCTAGGTCATGCAGGGTCAGGTCATCAAGGTCAAACATGGCTGACTCTACGAGGCTATACACATTCTCTAACCTACTATGGTCTTCCACCTTTGCAAAGGCTGCGTCTGGGTGGATACTAACAGTAAGTGTAATCTCGTAGATCATTCCCCATAAACCTTCATGATCTGTTCAATGGAAACAAACTCAGGTTCATACATACCGTCACTCAGTTCCCGCTTGACCACAACACCATGCCACCAACCCTTGTTTGCCTGACCTGCCCAGTGTTCATCAGCACCCTTGTAGCAACCGACAACAAGACCAATGTTCCCGTTGGGGAGTGCACCATCCTTGAAGGAGATGTCACGCTTGTGAGAGTGACCACAGGTAGCAGAGCAGCTAAGGTTCTGGACTAGGGTATAAGCATGATGAATGCCGCTAGTGGCAGAAGAAGAGTTACCAGAAGTAAAATAATGAGCATAGGCAACCTTATCATAGACAGCAATGGCCGGTCCGTCGTTCTCGTACTCGTGGTAGTCGTTGAACCATTCACTTGTTTGAAGGTGGCTAAAGGAAACCCCGTATCTTTCTCCCTCATTTCTTGGATTAAGGGCGAGGTATCTTTTAATTCGATGTTCATGGTTGCCCTCGAACCCCACCCAATAAGGTCGCTTCTTCCTATGGTACTTGAAGGGGTGACGAAGAAGTTCTTGAGCCTCGTTGTAGCAGTTGATGTCACGCTCGTAACTCTGCGTAGACAGTGCCTTAGGGTACCTATCATCATAGCTGTTCAGTGACCTCATGTCTGCACCATCCCCAAGATCAAACGCCATGTCTGGCTTGAGGTCATAGAGAAACTCTCCCAGTGCCTTGAAGCGTTTGTTGCTGACAGAGGGATCAGCATGTGCACAAGAGTAGACTACTACGGTTTTACTGGACATATGCAAACTCCTCTGTGTTCAGTTCAATCGGTGCGATACTGGTATTGAAATGGTGTACCAACTTGTACGCATCCTCCATCTCGTCAAACCAGAACTCTGCTTCAAAGACCTTGGCACCCTGAGACACCTTCATCACTAGCATCACCATCCCCTCTGGCACCTCATCCTCTTCTGGTAGTTCCTCAGAGAAGAAGGGGCCAGCAACTACTCCCCAAAGGTAGGGTGGTGGTTCCTTTGGGGGACCACGCTTGAAGACCTTGTTGATCCAGTTAAACATCTTTCCACCTCCGTACAAGTTCCATGTAGTGCTCAAGCCCAACAACTACAAGCCAGTCCATTCTGTCAGCACGAAAGAAAAGTACAGGCTCACCCTTGCCGTGTCGTCTTGCTTGGGCAAACCAATCGTACTGGGTCTTCATACC